CTACGAGACAGTTTATTCCCCAAAAAACTTCACTATCAAAAATTTCTATGCACAGGCTAAGTTTCTTGCCACAGGAGGGTATCCCGATGGCGCTAAGGGTGTAGTGGCAGGTCGGTATCAAGACGATGATAATACGTATGTAGGTATGAAGGCAGCAGAGCAGTTTAGTCAGACAGGTGGTACTGGCTCTTACTGCAGTTACGAATCCCCTCAACTATACAAATGGGTTGCGGGTAATCAGAGTATTATTGCCTCACCTCCATCAAATAATTACATTCCGATGAACACCGAAACTATACTAGCTCTAGCAATATATGAAAACAGTATAAAATTCTTTGTTGACGGTGCAGAGGTTTTAACGACCACGGACTCCGATTTATCCGACGCAGGTAGAGTGGCATTTGGAGGGGGCCAGTGGAATGGTTGGATGGATGAGATTATAGTTCGGAAGTATGTATATCCCGAACCCTTCTTCTCTTCCGCGGGTGCTGAGGAAGGAAGTGCTACTACGACTACTACGAGCACAACTACTACAACTACATAGTATAACGAGAATGGTAAGATGAAAGATGTAAGTCAGGATTATATTGATAAAGAGATTCAGGAGCAGAGGCAGCCAGTTGAGTTGTATCATATCTGGGTTGAGAACGCTTCTATTGACTGGTATTACACGAGCGGGGATGCACCAGTAGAGTACGGCTCCCATACCTATGTTCCTGCCGTGATCAAGAGGGGGGAGGTCTCATATAATTCTGAGCTTGAAGTGAGTACTCTCAGTGTAACTTTAAAGCATGTTGATGATGTTGTCGTTCGTTATTTGGCATTAAATCCAGTGAGGCCTACTTGGATCTCTGTAATGAAGCTTCACAGGGACCAGAGTCCATTAGAGGCCGACGTGATCTTTGTAGGACAGATTAAAAATGTCCCCTTTAAGGGGAATACTGCAGAAGCGTATTGTGTTGGGTTTGAGCATTTTCTAAAAATGCCCATTCCAGTGTGGAGATACCAGCTTACTTGTAACCATACATTGTTTGATGAGGATTGTGGACTGAACAGTGATTCGTATAAAGTGTCTGCAACCGTAACGGAACAAAATAATGGTTCCGAACTTGTGTCGAGTGTTTTTGGAACGTATAGCGATGGGTATTTTTTTTATGGGTTTGTTGAGTATGGAGACGAGGTAAGGCCGATTGTTAATCATCTTGGAAATGTTTTGTATATTCCCTATCCTTTCGTAGACAGTCCGGATGGTCAGAGTGTTGATGTGTACCCAGGCTGTGATGGCCTTATAACAACGTGCAGAGACAAGTTCAATAATATTTCACACTATCTTGGGTTTCCCTTTACTCCACAAGAAAACCCTGCGATGAGGTTAAGGTGATGTGGTTTGATTCAGTTGAGAAAGTGGACGCACTTGAACGCGAGCTTGAATCCTGGATTGGCACTCCGTTCAGGCACAGAGTGGGTGTGAAGCAGCTTGGATGCGACTGCATTCATTTTGTTGTTGAGGTTTATAGGAAGTTAGGACTCCCAAGGATTGGTCAATACAAAATTCCTGACTATCCGATGGATTGGCATCTACACAAACTGGAAGATTTATTGATGTTACATATTCGCCAATTTGGGAGGTTTGAAGAGGTTAGTTTAGAAGACGGAGCTGTAGATGGTGATATGCTCGTGTATAAGTATGGGAGAGTCAGTTCCCATACGGCTATTTATTGCAGAGGGTGGGCTTACCAATCGGTCATTGCGTCTGGGGTTATAAAAGTGGATTATAATGAGCCTAATTTTAGAAAAAGACTTGTGAGGATTTTTAGACCGCTATGAGTTGGGGTTCTCTAGTAGGAGCAGCAGCAGGTGGAGTTATAGGGTTCTTTATAGGAGGCCCAGTTGGTGCATTATATGGTGCTGGTATTGGGTTTGGCGTAGGCTTTGCTATTGATCCTTTAACTCCTGATGTAAGCACCACAGGAACTCCGGATCAGAAGCTACAGATAGCCTCAAATATTATTGGTACGCCTATCCCCGATGCTCTGGGCACCGTAAAAATTACTGGCCAACTATTACTTTATGGAAATGAGCGGTCAGAGGATATTAAGCAAGACGTTGGTGGTAAGGGTGGGGGAGATCAGGAACAAGTAGTTGGGAAAAATTATTATATGACGTGGGTGGTTGGAATATGCAAAGGGCCTATTGATAGAATTCACACAATTTTTGCTGACAATGACGCTATTTGGTACGGCCCTTTGGATAGACCTGCCAGTGGGGGAGTGCAGACAATTACAAGAGAAGGATTTGGGACAATCAGAATCTATTTTGGCACTGACGACCAGGAAGCAGATCCAGCAATTGCTGACTTGTTGGGAGATAGTACCCTTAATTCCCCCATGAGAGGAATGTGCTATGCTGTAATGGATGACTGTCTTATCGGATCGAGTAGAAGATGCCCTACTTTAAGGTTTATTGTTACAAAGTTACCCGAGATTACTGCCTTGAGTGCAGTTAACACACCTAATGGATATGATTACAATCCTGCACACGCTTCTTGGTATATTCTTAGTTCTATGGCGGGACTACGTGAAGAGTGGCTGGACGCAACTTCATTTGATGAAGCGGCCTGGACTTTAGTTAGTGAGTCCATGGGGGTGAGTTTCTTACTCGATAATCCTCGTGATGTACGGTATTGTTTGGAAGCAATAAATTCACATGTTGCCAGTATCATAAGATATGACAGTGACGGCAAGTTTCATTTTAAGTTGATTAGAGGGGATTACACTATTGATGACCTCCCAGAGGTGACTGATGCAGAATTATTAGAAGAACCAACTCTTCAAAGAAAGGCATGGATAGATACAATTAATGAACTGAAAGTTGAGTATACCGAGCGGTTTTTTGTTAAGAGTTCACGTGCTACATGCGATGACGTAGCTGTTTTATCGTGGGATAGTGCTCCTAGTACGATTCCATCAGGTGGGAGTGTTCAACTTTCTGTAACTGGTGGTGAGCCTCCCTACACGTGGTCTGTAGAGTCGGAGGGTGGTGTTTTTTACTTAGATACGGCAGGTCCGGATTTGTCAGAGTCTAACACCTTGCATGCTGCTAGTGAGATGTCTTGTGAAGGGAACGCTGTTGTTCGTGTTAGGGATTGGTGTGAGCAAGAAATTGAGTTAACGGTCTCTCTTGAGCCAATGACCTTAGACGAGGAAGCGACTAGCGAAACGATTGATCCAGATGGGTATGCAGTTGTTGCAGTAAATGGTGGCGTGCTGCCCATCACTTTTTCTGTAACGCCTTTTCCCGATTATTCTATTAACGGCCAACAATCTGTTACAGTAAATTCTCGTTCGGCTGTTATTTATGCTGCTCCTGGTTCGTGTGGGTATTGTACTGTTGAGGTCAGTGATGTTTGTGGCACTGTAGTCTCAGTTATTATTAAGAACACCAACGGGACTTGGGCCAATTGTGCGCCTTCCAGTGCTATAGGAGGATGCCATACAGATTATTCGTTGTATTATTATTCTAACGAAGTGTGTAGGACCCTAATATATTGTGGACATGGGACTTATGGGATAGGTTCGTGGACTTCAGGGTGCAATTCTTATCAAGACCAGTGTCCGTTAGATGGTCATAGCAGCACAGAGGTATGTGGGGGAGACAAACTGTGTTCGTACAACAATCAAAGATATACGTGTCCATAGGAGGTGAAATGTTAGATTATAGACAAATGGATGAAGTTTTTGGAGTGTTCAGGGTTGGAAGGTTGTTGGATTTTTTAAACTTTTTAAAAGTGGCGGACAGAAACGGGTATTCGATTGACGAATTAAAGGAATATCTTTCGATGAAAACTACTAGTGTTGTTGAAATATCGAATAGTTCGGCGGCAGATGAGATGAAAAAAGTAATGTCACGTTTTCCAAAATGTCCTAATTGTGGAGAAAGTTTGAGTCTGCGTCCTATTATGATTCCAAAAAATAACAGAACTAATAAGTATGGATGGAAAAGCGTTTGGGAGTGTAGGAACAAGAAGTGTTATTATGAGGAGTTCAATACTCGTTCTGTTGTTGAGATTATTGATGAGATAAAAGCTAGGAGTAGAAGAGAGAAATAATCATGGCTGTTGATGCAGAGACTTTGCATGAGTTGATCGAAGACGGTCCTTATTTGGATATGCGCCAGGCTACTGCAGTTCCTGTCCAGAGGGACATAGGAAATAAAATGGTGCAGGGTCGGGTTGTGTCCAAGACGGTTGGTTTGCCATTGTTCTGTCTTAACAGTCTTGCAACAGTGAGGGGGAGCTCGCTTCTAAAGGAGATGTCATATCCTCTTTTGAGTGGGACTTTGAAAGTTAATAGAAAAGTGTTCCGGGTACAAATTGGGGATGTGATCAAGTTTTCATATAGTAAATATGGGCTATCGAATATAGTATTTCGTGTTAAAAACATTGTTGAGGAGGATTTGCACAGTGAGTTTATCACTCTCCAAGTGGTAGAAGATATTTATTCCATCGGAACTGTTGAGGTAGAACAATTATCTTTCCACGATAGAACGATAAGGTCTGTTGATGATACTCCAGATTCTTTTGAGCATCAGTATGTGTGGGAGTATCCCTACTATGCAGACACGGATAAAATATACCTGATTCCAGTAGCTGAAAGAAATTATCCTACGGTTTCTAGTTTTTACTTTTATATTAGTGCGGATGGTGGAAGCTCTTATGCAAGAGGCGATACTTTATCTAATTTTACTTTTCATGGTACGCTGGATCAGGAGTATGGCTTAACTAATACAATAGACACTGATGGTTGTGTAGTGACTTTTACCACGACTCCGACGATTAGCTCCACTACTTTTCAAATGACCCTTCCAGGACAGAAATGGGTGGCTCTCATTGGTAATGAGGTAGTTTATTTTAGGGATATTACTCCTATTGGGGACAATAAATTCCGTTTGTCCAATGTGATAAGAGGAAGGTTGGATACAGAGAAGCAGACTCATTTAAGTGGAGAGACAGTATGGATATTGGATGCCTCTATGGAGCCGGCAGTAAGCTCTTTTTTTAATAGGGGCTCAAGCCTCAATTTTAAACTGGTCCCAAGAACATCGTTAGGTGCAGCCGATATTTCTCAGTGTACTGCTATTCCTAAACAGTTGTCTTTCAGGGCGAGATTTCCTTTGAAGCCTGTGAATTTTTTTGCAAATGGTAGTTCAGGATTTGGACGGTATGAGACGGATATTGAGTTAACGTGGTCTGCAAGGAATAGAAAGAATGGAGCAGGTTATGGTGCACCTGGTGGATATGCACCCACTAATGATATTGAGGGTTATTTTAAAATTGAGGTTTATGTAGGCGGAGTTTTGGTGAGGACAGTCGATGATTTGACTGATACGTCTTGGACCTATACCGAAGCTATGAATTTATCGGATAACGGATCGCTGGCAGACGTGGTAGAGTTTAAGTTATATAATTGGAGGAGTGAGGATGGGGTTATCTATACCTCTGATGTAGTTAGCGTGTTGTGTAAAAAGGGCGATAAGATTGAGGAGGCATAAATGGGCACTGAAAAGTATGATCTGTATACTATTGATTTTGGGGTACAAGGCTGGGATGCACTGCTAACCAGTAATTTTGAGAAGCTAGATGCAGTTATTCCGTCTCGTATTCTTGGGACATTAGGTGAGACGGTTGCTGCGTATGATGCCCTTTATCTTAAAAGTGACGGGAAGTGGTACAAGGCTCAGGCAGATGGGTCAAAGCAGCCCTGTCTGGGGATAGCTATGGAGAGCGGAGCTGCAGACGATCAAATTAGGGTTTTTAGGGTTGGTAAAGTGACCAATTCTGGATGGTCATGGACCACGCCTGGGAATCCTTTATACCTTAGTCCGACCACTGCTGGAGAGATAACAGAGACTAAGCCTTCCTCAAATGTTCAGGTTGTAGGATATGTGTTAAGTTCAACAGAGATAATCTTGACAGTTTTGATACCGGGACAGTTCTTGTTAATTAATGACCCATCTCCGGAATTAGCAGCGGAGCTTAACTGTGCTAAAAACAGCATTGGGTTTACGGAGCAGGTTTACCATAGTACCGGAAGTATCACTATTGATTGGAGAAAAGGTAACAAGGCGAAATTGAGGTTGGATGCCAATACCACCTTGTCTTTTACCGATCCATCAAACGTATGCAGTCTTTTGTTGATGGTAATTCAGGATGGGACTGGTAGCAGGACGATTACTTGGCCAGCTAATGTTAAGTGGCCTGGTGGAACCCCACCTACATTAAGTACAGGTGCTTTTGGGGCAGATATAGTAGAGTTTTACTTTGATGGGACCAACTATTATGGCAAAGCCACAACAGGATGGACTGCTTCGTCATGGACAACGACGACCACCACAACGACTTAGATCAGGAGTTTTTGCGATGGCCAATGGACTTAATGACAACAGCAAGGTTTGGAAGGGATGTGCTCAGCACGCAGCGCATGAGGAGCGGTTGCGGATGCTGGAGGAGGCACAGAGAAGTGATTCTGCTTCGTATAAGGAGTTGAAGGGGTGTATTAGCACGAAACTTGAGAAAAAGTTCTTTTACAGTATTCTGACCTTGTTGGTTGGAGCCCTGCTCTCATTTGGCGGACTGTCACTCCACAACACCGATAAAGTTTCTGAAAAAGTTGATGTGCTGTCCGAGAAGATTACCTGTCTGACCATAGAGCTAAAGATCATGCAGGAAAGAATGGTTTCGCAAAACGAGAGGATGAGAAAGCTTGAGAGAAGTGTAGGAAAGAGTTTGATGAGTGGTAAATAGAGGATAGCAGGAGCACTGGCCCAGGAACTTGTAGGAGGAGCAGGTGGTGACAACACCATTCAGTTCTCACCCAAACGTTATCAAATGGGGTGGGTTTGGGACTGCTGGAAAGGTGGTCATTGATCTTAGAGAGTACACAAGTCGAGGTTAGTGGTCCATGTCGCGGCTCACTCTGATGGTACAGTTTGGGGCGAGTTTTATATTAAGATCAAGAATTAGCTTTACTAGAGAAGAGAAAGGACCATGCGACAAGCACGCATAGACATTGCACAGATTGTTAAACTGTTGGAGATGGGTAATATTGACTTGTCGTTTCTTGACCTGGCTCCTTACCCCGAGAAGTTGAGAAAGTGGGAGGAGTTCCAGA